AAAGAGTTGCTGCTGAAGCTGCTGCGAAAGCGGAAGAGGAAAGAGTTGCTGCTGAAGCTGCTGCGAAAGCGGAAGAGGAAAGAGTTGCTGCTGAAGCTGCTGCGAAAGCGGAAGAGGAAAGAGTTGCAACTAATAAAATAGTTTCTAAAGAACTTAATAAAGGTGAAAAAGGAACTGAAAAATACTTTAAAAATCTATATAATAAAGTCTACAAAATAACTAATGAAGACAGAGATTATTTATTAGAAATATTAAATGAAGATTGGGCGGTTGTTTATAAAAATAAAGTTATTAGTATGGAATATCATAAGGATAAAACCCTTATTGACCAAATCTACTATATATACAAGCATAGATTTGGAACTAAAATATAATAAAGTTAATAAATAATTATTTACTTTTATTTAAAATAAATTTAAAAGATTTATTTAATTAATTATAATTTACTCTTAATTAATTTAGTTCGAGTAAGCGAGACCACCCATACCCGACATGATGCGGAGGACGTTGTAGTTGACAGCGAAGACATCGCGGACAGCCGAGGGACCTACGAGCTGAGCATTATCAATGCGAGAGAAGTTGCACGTTCCCGATGGTTGGTGCTCTTCAGGTTTGAGGGCAAATGAGTAAACAGCGATACTGTCATTACCTTTTCCAACGTCAGCTGCCGTGCCGGAGGCCGTTACCAAACCGCCGGGACCAGTATGGTGCATCCATACCTGTTGCTTAGTGAAGTAGGATAGTGGGCGTGCCGCCATACGATCATGACCGTTAAGTTTGAGGTAGTAGTCGCCTGCTTCAAGTGTATTGATCGTGCCATGGTTCTCCACAATCGCCTCGCTTCCGTCAGCGCCGCCACCCGTAGCCGCAGCCCGCACGGGGCCACCCGTCCAGATTAATTCCTTAACTGGGTGATTGAAGTTTAATTCCTGAGATGTAGTAGCCGCTCCTGCGGCCTGGAACTGAACCTGTTCAATAAGGTATTCGTGCGATACCTGGGCAAAGCGTCTGCGCTCGTCCGTGTCTAGGTAGATGTAGTCCGCCCATAGTTTAGTTCCGTTGACGGCGGGCATGTAAGGCGCTCCAGCGAAGGTCGTTACAACCTTAACTTCGTGGTACTGGAGGGCGATTAGGGGGAGGGCAAGACCAGGGTTTCTGCAGAACCAGAAAGGTAGAGGGACAGATGCAGAAACCGTAACGTCGGGATGGCTGTCCCCGTCGCCCGTATCCGTGATGCAACCAGCCGTTTGGGCTAGTTCCTGGAATAGCGTACCACTAGCGCCGTCTGTGTCCGCTACAACACGTGATGTGTTCTCCTCAGTTAAAGAGTACCATACATTTATCCACTGACCAGTGATACGGTCAATTCTCTGACCACCAATTTCAATTTCAACATTCTCAAAAGCAGCAGAACCCAAGTTGCTAACCTTCGCTGTGTCGGCTACAGCAACATCGTGTGCAAGGTCATAGAAAAGTCTGTAGACGAGGTCTCCGTTGCGCGAGATCGTCGAAGTTACGCGACTATTAGGGCCAACGGTTCCGTTGATGGTTTGTTCAATAGATTCCATCGAGAAGTTAGTGTGTCTGCGGTAGACAACTTTAAAGAAAGTAATTTGAGGGTTACCCGTAAGGTAGATATCCTGAGCACCGTAAGCGACAAGTTGCATTAATCCTCCTCCCATATTTTATACTTTATACTTAGAAAAAAATTTTAATGATTTATTTAATTATAATTTACTACAAATTATAAATATTTATTTAAAATAAATTTAAAAGATTTATTTAATTAATTATAATTTACTCTTAATTAATTTAGTTCGAGTAAGCGAGACCACCCATACCCGACATGATGCGGAGGACGTTGTAGTTGACAGCGAAGACATCGCGGGCATCCGAGGGACCTACGAGCTGAGCATTATCAATGCGAGAGAAGTTGCACGTTCCAGATGGTTGGTGCTCTTCAGGTTTGAGGGCAAATGAGTAAACAGCGATACTGTCATCACCTTTTCCAACGCCACCCGTCGTGACGGACAAACCGCCGGGACCAGAATGGTGCATCCATACCTGTTGCTTAGTGAAGTAGGATAGCGGGCGTGCCGCCATACGGTCATGACCGTTAAGTTTGAGGTAGTAGTCGGCGCCAGTGGCTAAAGAATTCTGGGTACCGCGGTTGTCCGCGTTCAAACCACCCGTCCAGATTAATTCCTTAACTGGGTGATTGAAGTTTAATTCCTGAGTTGTAGTCTCCGCTCCTGCGGCCTGGAACTGAACCTGTTCAATAAGGTATTCGTGCGATACCTGAGCAAAGCGTCTGCGCTCGTCCGTGTCTAGGTAGATGTAGTCCGCCCATAGTTTAGTGTTGTTGCTGGCGTGCATGTGAGGCGCTCCAGCGAAGGTCGTTACAACCTTAACTTCGTGGTACTGGAGGGCGATTAGGGGGAGGGCAAGACCAGGGTTTCTGCAGAACCAGAAAGGTAGAGGGACAGATGCAGTAAAGTCAAGCTTGGTTACGGTGCTGCCGTTCCCGGTCACCTTAGCGCACCCAGCCATGCAGGCTAGATCCTGGAATAGCGTACCACCACTTCCGGCGCCCGCCGCTACAAGACGCGACGAGTTTGGCTCCGTTAAGGAGTACCATACATTCATCCACTGACCAGTGATACGGTCAATTCTCTGACCACCAATTTCAATTTCAATATTCTCAAAAGCCGCCGCACCCACGTTGCTGCACTCTACGGTGTTGCTTAACGTAACCTCGTGGTCAAGTTCATAGAAAAGTCTGTAGACGAGGTCTCCGTTGCGCGAGATCGTCGAAGTTACGCGACTATTAGGGCCAACGGAACCGTTGATGGTTTGTTCAATAGATTCCATCGAGAAGTTAGTGTGTCTGCGGTAGACAACTTTAAAGAAAGTAATTTGAGGGTTACCCGTAAGGTAGATATCCTGAGCTCCGTAAGCGACAAGTTGCATTAATCCTCCTCCCATATTTTATACTATATACTTAGAAAAAATTTTCAGAAAAAGCGTGAATTAATTTTATATTTAAATTTTATATTTAAATTATAAATGAATATTGAACCTTTAAAATCATATCTCCAAAATAAAGAAAATATATCAGATGAACTTAAGTCTTTCTTAGATAATGAGATTAAATACAAATTACACTTAACCGAATATGTTGAAAAAGATTTTTATATCAATGATAAGTTGTTTTTTATTAAAAAAAATACACTTGAATTAGAATATATTGGTAAAGTATACTGCATTAATGGATATGAAATTGGTATTAAATTAAGTCAGTATAGAAATGTAACTTTAAATCCAAAAATGTATTATATTTTTAGAAAAATAAAGATGAAAACAAAAAGAGAACTAATGGAAGAATTATTAGAAAAATTATAAGAAATAAAGAGGATTGATATTCAGGACATACTTACGACACACTGGACATTTTTTATCATTATGTATTGTATCTATATTATCTATGTCTTCTACATCTAAATGTTTTTCTAAACATGTCTTACAGAAGGGGTGTCCACATGGATTAATAAAATGGGTTACTTGTTCTTCCATACAAACAACACACATATTTGTAACGTTCATTTTATTCACTTTCTTAAGGAAATAAATATACTTTAAAATATTTTTCCTTTCAGTTTCATATTTTTTTTTTGCAGTTTTAAAACTTTCAACATTAGACAATTTACTTGAAAGATCATTGATGTTTTTTATTATAACCTTTACAAATTCATATTCAATTGTTGATAAACTTTTTAAAAATTCTATAAAATTATCTAATTTTTTTATATTTGAATTTAATTTATTTATTTCAGTTTTCAATTCATCCTCCGCTTCATATAATCTATCTTGTAATACCTTAAATTCTTCATTTATATTTTTAATTTTTTCATACAAATCGTCTATTTCCTTATTTTCATATGTTCCACCTTCATCCCCTTCAACTTCTACATTAAAATGCGATCTATTATTTAATATATCAAGGACATTATTCTTCATATCTTTAATCTCAGAAACATATAGTGGTTCTATATTCTCATACATTTGTGATATATTATCTGCGGGACAACAATGTCCATAATTAGAAGGAATTGGTAATGGGTTGGGATTACTTGTATTATTATATGTCGGTGTAGCACTATAATTATACATATTTAAGATGTGATTAATACTGGGGACATCCATTTCAACAGTATATTCAATATTTTGTCCTTCGGAATTATTTCCCTCCATTTATTATTATATAATGTATTAGTATTTAAATAATTATTCACCTAGAATATCCATTATCTTAAACTTAATCTTTGCATTTTTTTCTCCTTTTAATTTAAGTAGTGTGTCTTTATATTTTGGAGGTATTTCTTCATAATATAATTGTGAAATGTTAAAAAAGGATGTTAACATCTTAAACAATTCTTCATCACCGACACTGTCTATTTTTTCCATAAAGGGATCCAATACTTTTTCAACATAATTCGCTATTATACCTTCTTTTTCTAAATGAGTTATTAATATTGAAAATCCAATGATATTATCTATATTCTTATTCCGTTTACATAAATCATCATATGTGTCTCCATCTATATTAAATTTATTAAAGAAATCATCATAGTGTTTGTTACACCGTGTTGTTATAAATCTTATCTTATTTTTATTATTTATTTCTTTTAAAATAGATACATATAAATGTACATATCTATGATGTAATATAGACTTTTCAATTATATTTTCTATAATGTAAGGTAATAGGTGTTCTTTATTGATTAATTTCACAATAGAACTTTTTATCGCTTCAAAATTAGTTTCTGTTAATTTATTAACAAGACTATTGATATTTTTAATATCTTCTGTATCTTCATTTTGAACCTTTCTATACTTTTTATTTTTCTGGACCCCAATACGATAGTATTTTTTATTTGTTTCAATGGAATCAAGGAAATTAATTAATTGTGATATATCTTTATTATTTGCTGATTTATATTCTTCAAAACTTTCTTTAAAAGAAGAAGTTTGAAATAAATCAATAACTTTTTCAAACGATCCCATATTACTTATAATAATATATTATCCTTTATATTATTTATTTAATCTTTTTTTCCATCAACAGCCTTCTCTACTACTTCAGAAACTACTTCTGATGCTGTCTCTTTCAATATTTCATCAACCTTTGGAACCGAATCAACCACATCCTTTACTTGGGGAACAGAATCTACGAGTGTCTTAACAGCACTAATTGTTGGTATAGACTCGGCAACAGTTCCTATTTTCTCAATTTGTTTGGAGGGAGGTGCATTAGTCATTCCGAGGTTCGCATTTTGTTCTTGTGCGAACTTTTGCATTTCACCTTTAAAATCAAATTTCTTCTTTTTATCATTCCCTTTACCACTAGAAAATTCTTGATCTATTTGTTTTCTCTTTATACTTTCTACCGATTTAGAAAATGTTTTATATGCGCTTTGATGGTCAGGGTAATCTTCATATTTACCAGAAAGTCCAAAGAATTGCCAACCCTCTGTCTTTAATTGTTCAACAACCATTGAGTAACTAAAAAAATTCTTATCTAGAGAAAATAATTGCAAGAAACCATTACTACCAGTTACCATTAATGATATTGTCCATGAACACCAATAAGTTATCATATCAAAATGTCTAGGTAGTTTTGCGGGATCCATCTGTCCCATTGAAAGTATCGCTGGTAATAAAATACTACCAGTTGTTACTATAAATCTAAAAACATTGTAATATTTCTTTGTATCATCTCTTTTTTTCTCATAATATGTAATTTCATCTAAAAATCTATGTTTTAAAATTGCTTTATCATATGTCCTTTGAAGTTCTATATCATCAATGATACCCGATACGTTCTCTGAGAAAGGCATTTATTATATAGTATAAATTATTTAAAAAAATATCTTAAGAAAAAAACTTTAAAAGTCGGGGACTCGACGGACATCTCCGCGTCATCCTCTACCTCTGCCCGACCTCATACCTCTACTTCCCCTCGCTGGTTCCACTCGCGACCCGGTCGCACATCATGTTCCACCTGATTTCCACCTCGCCCGCCGCGCCTGATGCGCTTCCAGAGCCTTAAGCTCAGCACGCTTTTTCTCTCGCGCGACCCGCATTGTCGCTTCCCTCTCCCTCGCTAGTCTCCCCTTGAATCTTTCCTCTAACATATGGAGTTCCCCTAGCTCAACATCAGATGGAGGGAAGTTTCCTTTTATAGATCTCTCGTGCATGTGGTGGTACTGTAAATCTTTAAGACGTTTAAACTGTTCTTCTTCCTGGAGTGCTTTCTCTCGTGCTTCTTTTCTTTTTTCCATCACCATCCTCTTTTGATTTTCTCGCCACTCCCTCTGCCTTCGCCTCCGCTCCCGGTCATCCTTGCGTTTCTGCTTATCATCCTTACGTTTCTGCTCATCAACGAGTTTTCGCATGTTAATTGGAGCGCTTGCTATTTGGGCGAGCATCATTGGATAATTAGGTGTTGTAGTTTGTGGTTCTTCTTCCACCTCCTCCACTTCCGCATCTGCAGCATCCATCTCCTTCTCCTTCTCCATTTCATCCATTCTTTTTTCAATTAATTTATCAACAGCATCCTGATTCATTCCAGTATGTTCCATTATTTTATCACTATCAAAACCATATTCATCTTGCCACCATGGATTCGAACCCCCATGAATCACTTTTCTATCCCTCCTACTATTCCTCCTACTATTCCTCCTACTAGTCCTTCTACTAGTCCTTCTACTAGTCCTTCTACTAGTCCTTCTACTAGTCCTTCTACT